CGGAGCCTGTTGATCCTGAAGCAGACCCAGCACTCGACGTTCCAGAACCAACAGGGGATGAGGAACCTGCTGCTGACCTAGATGCACCAGTTGATCCGGCGCTTGATGAACCGGCACCTGATGCAGATCTGGATCTCGATGCAGAACCAGCCGCTGATCCTGAAGCACCGATTCCAGATGCAGACGCTCCTGTCGATCCGGAAGCTGAGTTGACGGAGAATGACGTGGAAGAAGTGCCTGACACCACGTTGGGTAACAACGACCTCGAAGTAGCGGATCTGGATGATGTTGATGCAGCTGCTGCCGAAGTGGATGCTGAGAACCCAGAGCTGGCACCGGAACCTGAAGTACCTGAGGTGACGGATGAGCCTGCGGCAGATCCTGAGTTGGACACTCCTGAACCGGTTGTTGATGAGCCTGTAGATCCTGAAGTTGAGGAACCTGTGGACCCAGAAGCACCAGTGGACGAACCTGTCGATCCTGAGGCAGAAGTAGTAGAGGAGCCGACTGACCCAGTGGAGCCTGAGGTGCCTGAGGAAGGCGCTGAGGTAGAAGAGCCAGTAGTAGACGAACCTGCAGCTGCAGAGGAACCAGAGCCGGCTGAAGAGCCTGTGGTGGAACCTGAACCAGATGCAGAGGAGCCTGCTGCTGAACCGGAACCTCCAGTAGAGGAACCTGAGCCACCTCAACAAGAGGAGGAAGAGGAAGAGCCTACTGAAGAGGACAAGGAGAAGGATAAGAACGCTCGTAAAGCTGCAGCGGCTGTTAAAGCGCTAAAGCTCCCTAATGAAGGGGAGATGCTGAGCGGACTTCCTGATTCGAAGCCTCCGAAGGTGTAATGGTAATGGGGAGGGACCTTCGGGTTCCTCTCTATGCTGTCTCTGTATTTTAATCCGTTGTCGTCTGATCCTCTGAGTAATTTCGAAATGCTATAAAAAGCATTGTCGGAGTGTAGCGGAGACAATGCGCTAGCGGAGGAGCGAAGCGACGACCTCTCTTATTCTTTATAGTGAACTGGAGCTTGAGATGTTGGACATCAGGATCGTAGCGGACATCCTACTACTCATCGCATTGACCGTCAGTGCAGGGTGTAGTGCATGGGTCGATGGATATGTAAAGCAAAAGAACTTGGAAGTCATCATGCCAGCCGCTATGGTAGCGTCTAACCTACAGTTCCTACTCTGCATCATGCTCATTGCCAAGATAGCAGTGGCCTCCATCAAAGGACCCTAACCATGCATTCAATCGTATTAGTCATGTTGCTCATCATCATGGTCGGTATGATCTTCAAAAGCTGCAGTGTGTTCCGTGCATTGAACTACACTCACATCAGGGCTCTACGTAACCAGATGTACGGGATCATCCTAGCGCAGTTCAGTGTCCTACTGACTATCGCGATAACCCTGTTCCAGCGTCACGTAGCCTTGGTAAACCTCTGGTGACACTATGACCTCATGGGCAGCCAAAGAAGAGATCTCTAGACTGGAGGCAGAACTGGTCTACATTGACAGTATCCTCTTAGCCATGCGCCAAGCCGCTGAAGTCAAGCGTAGGACTCTCCATACCGTCCACCTAGAACCTCGTTGTGATGTCGAGGAACTCAGGGAGAAGTTGGAGATTGAGAAGATAGGGTTGACAGCACGTAAAAGTCGCATTGAGATCCTTGGACGGTGAGGCTTAGGCCTCCCGTTTTATGCTGTTTGTGAATTCGATTCCACTTAAACTTGGCACTACATCACTAACGTGTCAATGGTCATTGCGCTATCTGACAATGCCAACGATGGCTATGGATTTCGTGTAGTACCGGACCAAGTGGTAAATAAATACTCGGTCGGGTTATGATGTAGGAGAAGGTACCAGTCTCCGAAGACAGCTCAGGTGCGCGGATCGGCAATGGCCACCGCCCCTGACTGTCAATATGCCGTCGTACAATAGTTGTTACCATAACTGAAACTATGTGGGGATCTCGGGAATGAGTGAAGCCGTAGCAGCACGTCATCGTACCAATGAAGTACCGCAGTCTTTAATCGACATCCATTCGAAAGAAATGGAGGACAAGCATAAACAGGCCTTCGCGCTTGTTCGTCGCTTGCTCCGCGATTCCGTTGTCTTTCCAATGCCTGATCGCAGTGACGCACGGCTTTAACCTATTGCGCAATACCTAACACCGCTAGACTCGTACGCAGTCTCCTTTAAGCGATACCCCAGTCACCTGCCATGTTGCGGGTCTACTCCCTGTCTCCTAAAAGAGGATGACAGGGAGTAGGGGTATGTCTGTTTCCCCAAAGTAACACCAACCAGGAGTAACACCATGCACAACACTATCACCACTCGCGTTGATCTGGTAGAACAGCTGCCGTTCAAGAAACAGCCGCCTAACCTGCCACAGATCAACTACGACCAGACCCTGTACTCGCTGCATGTGCAATACGCATGGCAGGGTGAGGTGGTCCGCTTTATCGGTTACCTGTCGCCGGGTATGAAGTACGAACACGGTCAAGCACTGGACCCAGACGTCAACCTGATCCTGCGTCGTCTGATCATCAATGACAACGCTGGCAAGCCTGTCGCTGGTACCAAGGCAGGGGCTCCGTTGATGGCGGCATGGGAAGGCGATAAGCTGATCTCCATCGCCAAAGTGTGTCAGGAGCTGGGCATCCGTGAAAAGGACATCAGCGTCTACACTCGCCCTCTGGCGCATGTCGCTTCCATTCCTACTGACTACGAGGACATCCCTCAGATGAAGGATCTGGCTGAGCTGCATGAGAAGGTCATCCCATTGATGATCGAGAATGGCATGGGTGCGGTCAAGCTGCGTGCTGAAGACGGATTCATCGCTATCTTGGACATGACTCCCCTGGGGCTGGCTCAAGGTAACTTCGCTGGGTTCGTCGAAGCCATGAAAGCCCTGCTGGGTAATCGCCGGATCGACATCACTGGCCATGCTGGCGGTGGCTCTACGTTTGAGCTGCACGAAGGCGATAAGCACTACATTCAATCCTTCGCATCCTTCGCGATGTGACATAAAGGCCTAGGGGTAATTCCCTAGGCTTCTTTTTTCTTTGCTATAAATGCCATTCGAATTTATTTCAACAATACATAGTTACAGTGAGTAGGGAGAATAATCTACCTGCCAATATAACCTTGAAAGGAGTTTCACCATGGAAGCTAAACAAGTTGCTATCGCTGGCGTCGCTACTGCTGCTGTTGCAGGTCTGGGCTGGGCTACCAAACGCTTCTTCCAGAAGCGCGCCATCAAGAAGGCACTCACTCCTGAAGTGATTGCTACCGCAGAACAAGCCATGGAGCTTTCCCGCTTGAACGCTAATAACGAGTTGATCGCTACACTGAAAGGTGTGGCTGCTGCAAAGGGCAATGTAGTTCGCACTGAACTGCAAGTGGTCTTCGAAGACCTGTACGACAGCATTCGTACTCTGCTGGACTTCGATCCACGTTGGAAGAATGGCACCGGTTACTTCAACGGCGCTATGACTGTGGGCTTGGCAAAAGGCAACTTCGCCAAGGCTACTGGTGACTGCGGTCGTCGCATCATCATGCTCGGTACTGAACATGGCACCGCTGTGTTCTTCGAGCGCTACACCATCGGCCACGGTCCGTTCGTAGTGGTGCACAACACTGCTACTCAACTGCGTGAGCTGGTACCGTCGGGTAACCTCGACAAAGAAGCTTTCACTACTGTGATCGCTGAACTGACCAAGTAACGTGTAACCAAGCGGGGGTGGACGTCCACCCCCAGCTACACCCTACCCCCAAGTCCTAGGAGGACACACCATGATCTACCTGACCGAGAACGGCGCCTACTTCGAAGAAGATTACAAGGCGATGGTTGAAAGCAAGTGTGAGGCCCATGTGGGTGCTTACAACTTGTGGATGAAGATGCTTAGCGATGCGTATTACGAGGACGGTTGGAGAACTTCCAATCGGCGTAATGCTGAAGCTAATGCCATCTGGTATTAGTTGCATCACCTAAGGGTTCTAGCGAGAACCTTTACGTGATTCAATAACCCACGCTAGGAGATACACCATGAAAGACTTTCTGATCGCTGTTGCTGTAATCGCTACCGTCCGCATCACCTGCCATGTGATCGCCAAGAAGTGCTACGAAGCACAACTGGCTAACACCCTCCGCAAGCATAGTTGAATCAATCTGAAGGCTCTCGAGTAAGAGTCTTCACATGATCCAATTACCCATACCCCGTATCAACAGGAGATACACCATGAACGTACTTTACTTCCAAGCTACCGCCCCTTGCCTCGCTCTGGTCAACGTTGGTCAGCGCACTGGCAACACTGTAAAGTTCTCCCGTGGCAACGAAGTTACTTTCGAACGTCACATGAACGGCTTCAAGCTGCGCAGCATCAAGACTGATGGTTCCACCAACAGCTTCTACTGGCTGGGCAGCGAGGCTAGCGACCTCACTACCGAAGAGAACATCCTGATGGTTGCAGCGATGATCGTCATGAACATCTCTGCAGTGGTGATCGGTTCTAACGACCTGGTCAACCTTGATCCATCGGTTGTCGTACATCGCGTAGTTGTAGAAACTCCAGTTCAACGCCCGCGTCCTATCAAGCATCTTTCCGGCTGGAAGGGTGCTGAGGCTCACGGCATCAGCGGTCACCGCAAAGAAGAAACTTCTGCGCACACCCGTCACTCGCAATCCGCTCCAGTCGAACTGCCAAAGACCAAGAAAGGTTGGTTGGCATTCGGCGCTGCTGCACTGTTGACCGTAGGTGTCATCGGTCTGGCAGCAGCTTGCTCTAACGAATAACCCTAACCCAATATCAGGAGTAGTACCATGTCCCAAGTAATGACCGTAGCACAGATCCGCATCCAACTCGCTGTCCGTACCGCATGGGAAGACAAGTTGCATGGCGGCATCTCCAAATGCATGCAACAGATCTCTGCTAGCTTTGCTCGCAAGATCAAAGGTGAAAGCGACATGACCTTCCGCCACAAGGCGCTGGGTGAAGTCGTTAAGCGCCTGAACATCCACGGCATCCCTAAAGACGCCAAGCATGCCTTGGCTGCTCTGGATGTCTGCGACAAGCTGCCACGTGAGATCATCGGCAACAAGCTCGATGGCATCGCATTCAACTCCGACGAGATGGCGTTGAAGCTGGCAGACGTTGCGTGGGAAGAAGGCAAGAAGCACGGCCTAGAAATCCACGTCTACTAAGGGGAGCTACATGGCCGGTCCAGTTACCCGCGCTTACTTCATCGATGAGAAGGGCAACGAACGTGATGTTCGCGAGCTCGAGCAGATCATCCACGATGTAGTCTTTCCAGTCCCGACTCCTGAACAAGCAGCAGCGTTCGAGGAGTACTACGAGGCTACCAAAGACCTCAAACCTACGCACGTCTACACGTTTGATATACCTGACGAGTAACGTCACCATGAAGAGGGCCAACCGGCCCTTTTCTTTTCCCCATTTAGGAGATTCATCATGCGCATTGTAAACCTCAAAGAATTCAACACTCTGCCCGAAGGCACTGTCTACTGCCGTAATGCCGGTGGTGCGTTCGGTGACATGGAAGTCATCCACACCCAGCTGTCCGATGGCAATTGGTCTTATCGGATGCTCAGTCCAGTGGCATTCGTCGTTGACGACGATGACGACGAGGAATCCTACTTCAAGACGCTTGAGCGTTCATGGGTAGATGGGTCCGACATCGAGATGGACTTCGATGCCGTCTTCGTCAACAGCGACCATGACGAGTTCCAAGGGATGCAGGCTGATTCTGGTAAGTACACCTTCGCAGTTTTCAGCAAGCAGGACATCACCGCCATGGTTGAGCGTCTGACCAAAGCCCTCAAGTAAGGAATGTGGCAATGAGTAACTGGCCAACTGCGCTAGTCGTTGAACTTCGTAACAACCGTTTCGGCAAAGAAGAGCAACTGCTCATCGATGCTGCTGAACGCAAGGGTATCATCGTTCTGCCCATGACCGAGAAGAAGCTATCCCGTAACCAGTTTGCCTTCCATCAAGGGCATCTGGTTGCAGGCGGTGTCCAGTTCATTCGTCACGCGTTGCGGTCATACGGTAAAGAGTTGCCTCCTGAGGATTCCTACCCAGAATGCCTGCATCATCTCCTGCATCGAAAGGTGGCGAAGATGACCTCACTGCGAGCTGCCAAGAACTTGATCGAAGATGTCGGTACGCACTTCGTTAAGCCGGCCGCTCTGAAACGGTTCACGGGGTTCGTGACCTGTGACTCAATGGACCCTCGGTTCAATGGGGCTTCAGACAGCATGCCTTGCTGGGTAGCGGAACCCGTACAGTTCGTCAGTGAATGGCGCTGCTACGTGGCTTACGGGGTATTGGAAGATATACGCTTTGCTGACCATGGCGGTGATCGTAACATCAAGCCAGATCGTGGCGTGATCATCGACGCTATCCGTGACCTGACAGAGTGTGCAGCTCCAGCCGGTTACGCAGTTGACTTCGGCGTACTCTCCACAGGGGAAACAGCATTGGTTGAACTCAATGACGGTTTCTCCATCGGGGCGTATGACGGGATCGAGGCTGAGACCTACTGGAATGTCATCGCAGCCCGTTGGGATGAGCTGATCAGCTAAACGGCATAGAGAGGAGGCCCTAGGGCCTCCTCTCACGCCTTTCTTTTTTCTTTGTTACGCTACACGCAGGTTACTTGGGTGCAGGCCTTCCACGTACTTCTGAGCAACCTTGGCAGCCGCTTCAGCTTTGGTGATGTTGCCATCTTTGTTGGCGTCCAGACCCTTGTTCTGTAGGTAAGCCTTGGACTTGGTGTTCGCTTCACTGAACAGCACGTAGTCTTCAGGTTTGCCCACAGCAGTCGGCAGCAGGATGCGCATGTAGATGTCGCTGAGGGTCTTCAACTTGCCAGTGTACGGCTTGAAGAAGTTGTAGACGTAGTCGAGCTGTTGCTCAGCAGTCATCTTCAGCAATGCCGGGATAGAAGTCTTCGCATCCTTGGCTGCATCAGCGCCGAACTGGATGATGCCGTAGAACGGAGCACCGGCACCATTCTGGATGGTTGGGCTGAAGGTACCACCGGTTTCGAACGCCATGGAGGACATCAGTGTATCGGTGCCGTCCCATGGCAAGGCCAGATCAGCAGCGATCTTGTTGGTCTTGCGCAGGAACTCATCCGATACCCGCGCAGACCACGCAGGAGCCTTGCAGTAAGCGAACAACAGTGCGTTGATACCATCGGGAGCCGTGGATGGCTTCGTCAGGTTAACGGCCTTCCTACGAGCGTTCAGGAAGGCACCGTGAGACGCACCACCCCAGACACCATCAATGATGCCAGCGTAGAAACCCAGCGCTTTGAGGTTGCGCTGAAGTTCCTTCAACTGTTCTTTAGTTGCCGCCATTAGGAATGCCCTCGAGGTAGGTTTGCATGGCT